ACGAGGGAACGCCGAGACTTTTATGACGAGTGAATGAGTAGGGCCTCAAGCCCTACGAAATGAACGAGGAAATTTCAACCAGATAAACAGTTGTCAACCAAATATAAGGGGGAGTAGGTTATATATATATCTCCCACACGCAATCTAACCCAATTTTTTTTTGGAAATTTTTTTTTGACAACAGCAAGGTTTTTTCTGTAAATTACAGTATGACTGCTAAAAAAAAGAAAATAATAGAATTTTACGACAAAAATAAAAAACGTGTTGTAAAAGCAGTCGTAGCAGAAGAAAACCCTTTTGCAAGAGATGCACATATTTATGATTATATTATGGCACAGATTGAAGTCTATGCTGTTATGGATGAAATGGAACTAGGAATTGCTACAGTTGTTAAGAATTAATGTAGGGTATTGTCTAAGTATATATAGACTAAGTATATATACGATAAAGTCTTCATCGTATAGTCTAAGTATATGTTAAGACTAACACACTTAATCTTTATAAGATTAAGTGTTACGTATATAGATTAAGCTTATAAGACTAAGTAGAGGAGTCAAATGAAAAAAGCAAAACAAAAGTTAACTAATAAAGAGATGACCAACATTATGACGAATCTTGCTATGCGTGTAGAGCAAGTAGTACAGATGGTAATTAATGTTGACAGGTTATTAAATGAATTTATTCAGTTTAATGGGACTGCAGATGAATTTACAACCTATTTAAAAGAGAAATTAGAAAAGCATGATACTGATACCAAGAAAGCTGAAGATAAATAATTACCAATTAATGGAATATCCAGTGTATACTGAAGAAGAATACACTAAACCATTTAAACATTGGAAGAAATGTAAGGTTGGAGAGTATGGAATATCCGATGATGGGTATATTGCAGAGTGCTTAGATGTTAAAACCTATGCTACTGGTATAGAAATGACCTATTGTTATGGTAAACAATGGATAACTGACAAAGGAAAACTGTTATTTGAGCCACATTGGGATAGTCAGAACTTTAGTGGGACCTCTACCAAGTCCCATATGGACTTAGAACTACAAAAACGTAGGACAAAAGACATGCTAGATGCGTATATGACGTACATAATGGCAGGAAAACAGCCAGATTTTAATAAATTAGGGCAAATATATAGGCCAGACCATAAAGAGCCGTCTTGGAGCGTAAAAAGAATTTTGAAAACTAAAGGAATGAAGCGAATGATTAAAGAAAAAATGCAAGAAGTGCTTACTGAACGTGGTATTGATGAAGGATTTGTGCTAGATACCATAAAAGAAGCCATTGATGTAGCAAGAGTCAAAGAAGATAGCGGCAATATGATAAAAGCTGCTAAAGAATTGTCTGATTATTTAGAAATGAAGCCAAAACTAAAAACACAGACCGATACTTTGGAAATGGACCTGTCTCATCAAATATCTGCAAACTTTGAAAAGCAGACACGTAAATTAACAGCAACTAAAACACAGGAATTACCCGATGAAACAGAAAATTATCTTGAAGGGCAAGAAAACTGATATAGATATCTTTCTTGCTACTTTAATAGAAGTAGCTAAAGATATGGAAATAGTCGTTATTTTAGAAAAGTAATGGATAAAAAACATATATTACAAGCGATGCAAAAAGATATGCTTCTTTTTGGAAGAATGATTATGCCTAATATGTTTAGTCAGGAATCTCCTGCATTCCATTATGAGATTACTAAATCCTTAATGGATGCTGATAATAAACAGCTAAACATTATTGCACCACGTGGACATGCTAAGAGTTCTGTAGTTGCTGGTGTCTATCCTTTGTTTCATTTAATGTTTGACCCTGGTGTCAAGGTAGTTGTGCTGGTATCTCGTACTCAATCTCACGCAACGAAGTTACTAGGAACGATTAAAGATGTATTAGACTATTCACAAGAGTTTCGATATTTTTTTGGGTATTGGGGACAAAACTCAGCTAGAAAGTGGAGTAATAACGAGATTGAGTTGAAAGATGGTAGTATTGTTATTTGTAAAGGTACTGGACAACAGATACGTGGTATTAAACATGGAAACCAACGTCCTACATTACTTATCCTAGATGACCCTGAAGATGAAGTCAATACTAAAACAGCAGAAGCTATGGAGTTTAACTTACGTTGGTTGTTGCAATCAGGTGTCCCATCGTTAGACCCTATTAAGGGGAAGATTGCTGTTATTGGTACTCCACAACATGAACGTTGTCTAGTAGAAACCTTGAAAGGAATGCAAGGTTGGAAGAATTTAGAGTTTAGGCCTGACATGGAAAAACAAATTCCTTTATGGAAAGAAGTATGGCCTATAGAAAAACTACAACAGAAAAAAGAAGAATTAGAGTCTATCAACAGATTATCAGTATTTTATAGAGAATACTTGTGTCAAATTGTAGGTGATGAAGATAATTTATTTAGACCAGAAGATTTTCAGTACTACGAAGGGTATGTAGAATCAAACCAAGCAGGGTTGTCAACTCTCGTTCTGACGAACCTTAATGGTGAGGAGGTAAACGAGAGGAGACCTGTAAATATATTTACTGGTGTCGACCCTGCATCTAGTACGAAGAAAGGAGCAGACTATAGTGTCATATTTAACATTGCAGTGGATAGCGATAATAATCGCTTTGTCCTTCCTTATTATAGGAAGCGTGCTACTCCTATGGATTTGGCTGATTCCATCATTAGGAATTTCGAAACATATAATAGTCAGAAAACTAGAATCGAATCTGTCGGCTATCAGGAAATGTTGCGTCAATATATTAAAGAACAAGCAGAAAAGTTAGGAATGTTCATTCCTGGACTAGAAATAAAAGAAAATCCAAGAACAGCTAAATCATTTAGATTAGAAAGTCTACAACCATTGTTTGCAAATAAAAAAGTATTTATGAAAAAAAGTATGCAAGCATTTGAAGATGAATTGCTGTTATACCCTAGAGGAAAACATGATGACTTGCTAGATGGATTTTTTTATGCTAATAAAAATGCATATAAACCTAGTCATGAAGAATATAGTACAGAACAGCAAGAAAAATATAATTTCTTTAAAAAACGTGTTGATTGGAGATTATTATAAAATAATCCTTGACACAAATAATATTTTGGATATAAATTAGGGGTTGATTTGGATAAAGAAAAAATAAGTGCGAAATATCATATGTCTTTTGATGATTTTCTAGCCGAAATAGATAACTTAGAAAATATAAAGGTACCAAAAAACTACATAATGATTGAGCATGGATATACAAAAAAGAAAAGCAAAAAGCAGAACACAAAGTCAAAAAGACAATAAATTAGTTTTTGACTATCAAACAGGAAATATTGAAGAAAGAATAATTCACGAAGAAGTACAAATTACTCGTGAAATGTGGACTCAATATAATTCATCCAGAGAACCATGGGCACAAAAGTTTCAAGAAGCAATTGAATTTAGAGCTGGTGCACAATGGACTCAAGAACAACAAGAAATTTTAGAAGCTCGTGGACAAGCTCCCATTGTTGTTAATCGTATCCACCCTATCGTAGAAACTGCAAAAGCTTTACTTACATATAACTCTCCTCAGTTTAGAGCAACAGGTAGAGAAGACTCAGATAGAGATACTGCTAAAGTATTTTCTGATTTATTTCAGTATATTTGGCAAATATCTCAAGGAGACCTTGAACTAAAACAAGCTATTGACGATTACTATGTTGGTGGTATGGGTGCAATGATGGTATATCAAGACCCTGATGCTGACATGGGTAAAGGGGAAGTTAAATTAAAATGTATTAATCCATTAGATTTATATGTTGACCCTAACTCTAAAGATAGATTTTTAAGAGATGCAGCTCATATAATTTATGCTCAATATATTACAGATGAAGCAGCAGAACAAATATATCCTGAGTTTTCAGATATTATTAAAAATTCTGCAGAAGAACCTGAAGCTTCTGATGATTATCCAATTACAAATCTAGCTAAAACTGTAGACCAAGTATTTCCTGGTGATGTGGAAGATAGAGCACATACTGTAAGAAGATACTTAGAACGTTATACTAGAGAACTTCATTCACTGTACAATGTTTATGAACCATTTAGTGAAAGAGAATTTTTATTCAATCAAGAAGAATACGAAGACTATATGTCTCAAGTATATGTAAGGGTTCAAAAGGTAACTGGTGAAGATAGTATTGTGTGGGACGAAGAATCAGTTAGAGAACTAATGCAAACTATAGAAGAAGAAGGAACAATGTTCCATTTTGAATTACCACCATTACAATTAGACCAAAATGGTCAGCCAGTTCCTCAAGAACCAATTAGAGTTCCTGGAGAAGAAGGACCAAACTCTATACCTGGAAGTACTATTGTTTTAATACCTATAAGTCCAGAAAAATTAGAAACATTAAATAAATTAATTTGTAATGAAGTTCAAGTACCAAGAATTAAAATGGTAGTTAGTGTAGGAGATTCATTATTGTATGAACGTTTACTACCAATTGAAGATTATCCTATTGTACCAATTATGAATGTACATTTACGTACACCATTTCCAGAATCAGATGTACGTATTTACAGACCATTACAAGAATACATTAATAAAATACGTTCATTAATTATTGCTCATGCTAGTACTTCTACCAATGTAAAGCTATTGATTCCTAGGGGTTCAGTAGATAAAAGACAAGTAGAAGAAGAATGGGGTAGAGCAGGAACAAGTGTTATTGAGTTTGATGCAGAATTGGGTGCACCAATCGTTGCTGGTCCTGTTCCATTGCCAAATGAACTTTATAAAAATGAAGCAGATGCAAAAGCTGACTTAGAGTATGGTTTTGGTATTTATGAATTAATGCAAGGTGGAGGACGTGGTGCTCCTTCAACTTATCGTGGTACAATTGTAGTAGATGAATTTGGACAAAGACGTATTAAATCACGTAGAGATGATATTGAAGATATGTTAAATCAACTTGCTTTAGTTTCTATTGGATTAATTCAACAACTTTATACTGAAGAAAAAGTAATTCGTTTAGTACAACCTAACGGAGAAGAAAAAGAACAAAGATTTAATTTTTATAAAGAAATGGAAAATGGTGATGTAGTTAAATATCATGATATTGGAGTAGGAAAGTATGATATACAAGTAGTATCTGGTTCTACACTACCTACCAATAGAATGGCATTATTAAATACTTACATGCAAATGTTCCAAATGGGATTAATAGACCAAACAGAAGTATTGAAAAAATCAGAATTAGTAGATGTGGATGGTGTTATGGCAAGAAGTGGACAAATGCAGCAAATGATGCAGCAAATGCAAGCAATGCAAGAAGAATTAAAACGAGTTCGTGGTGACTTACAAACAGCACAACGTGAAGAAGTTCACGCTAAGAAACGACTCGAAGTAGAAAAGTTTAGTTCTAAATTAGATAAGGTGTCTAATAGAGCTGATATGGCGTCTAGTTTATTCCAAGCTAGACTCGGAGACCAACAAAAACAGTTGATGAACTCTTCCAATCAAATAGAAGGACCAGAAAACTTATTTGAAGAAGAAGAGAGTTAACGTAGGAGAAAAAAATGGAAAATATGGATAGCAATACATTACAAGAGAACTCACAAGACCAGACTGTAGAGTCGAGTGATATTCAAGCAGACATTTTTGCACAAGTGTTCAATCCAAGAGGACAAGACCCATTCAGTGTAGAAGCTAACACTGATGAGGTAATTCTTGAGGATTCAGAACCTGTAATAGAAAGTGAACCTGCAAGTACTTTTGATAATGTTGAAGCAAAAGAAGATAATACCCAATTTCAATATTGGCAATCACAAGCAGATAAACGAGCAGCTGAAGTAGAAGCTCTTAGAGTAGAAATGGAAGAACTTAAAAAATCTGTGCAAACTTCTAAGGAGACTAATGAACCTAAATTAGTTAAACCTGTAAAGCCAGTGAAGCCAAGTGGGTATGATTATTCTGAGGCCCTCGCAGACCCAGATAGTGATTCTGCTAAGTATTTAGCAGATAAAGAAAATTATCTGGAAGCTATGAGTGATTATGTTTTGAGAAAAGATGAACTTAGAGAAGAACAAATTTCTAAAGCTCAACAGGAACAATTAGCTAGACAGCAACATCAAGATACTCTTAGAGAGTTGCAGTCTAAGTATAATTTTAGTCCTCAGCAGTCTGAAGATTTTGTAAGACAAATGAGTTCACCTGAATCATTATCTTTGGATAATTTAGTGAGATTGTATCAATTGAACATGGGGAATGCTCCACAACAAACTGAACAAGTCAGTCAAGAAGCTCAACAAAAACAACAGCTAATGCAACAAAGACAGCAGAAACTCTCAATCCCAAAACCGATAGGGGTACAGCCAGGGTCGAGTGTACAGTCGCCAAGTAAAAACGTAGAAGACAAAATGATGGATGCTATGCTTTCCGACTGGAATAAGCGTAACATCTTTTAATAATTAGGAGATTATTATGGCGAACATATATTCACAATCAATCGGAGTTGGAATTAATGCTAGTGGGCAGGGAATTTCAATTGACGATTCAAGAAGAGTGTTTAACTTTGGCGAAAGAGTTGCCGAGTTAAATCCAGCTGCTTCTCCTTTCTTCGCATATCTATCTAAAGTTGCAAAAAAACCAACTGATGACCCTGTTTTTAAATTTTTAGAAAAAAGACATCAATGGCAAAGAAGAAACTTTCTAGTCGATGGAAATGGTTCTAATGTAACTGTATTAGATGGTTCAACAGCATATTCTGCAGGTGCACTAGATTTAGACGGTGTAAACTTTGATGTAGATTATGATATTTATGGAAGAAAGACTGGAACAGCAGCAAAAGTGGAATTTGCTACACCACTTCAAATATTTGTAGTAAAAGGCGTGTTAAATGATGGTGCAGATAAAGATATTTTGATGTACTATCGTATAAAACCAGCATCAGATAATAGTGTTTCTCAGGGAACTGATGATACTGCTATTAAAGCTGAGTTTTTAAAAGCTGTTTATGTACCGAAAGCTACTCAATCTTCATTAGATGCTGCAATTAGTGTAACTCAAGCAGCAGGTGAAGTTAACGTATCAGCTTTAGGTGCAACAGATACTGTAACATTAGTTGATAATGCACCAGCTCAAATCATCGGTTCAGCTCACGCTGAAGGTAGCACTGCTCCAGACGGATGGAGAGACGAGTTTTATTCAAGAGAAGGGTATGCCCAAATCTTTAAAACTGCAGTACCTCTATTTTCTGGTTCATCTTTAGCTACTCGTTACAGAGGTGACGCTAATGAATACATGAGAGTGTATCAAGAAAAACTAATGGAACACAAGATGGACATTGAAAATGCATTACTATTTGGTTATGGTACTGCAGACGAAAGTGCATCTGCTGGTCCTGTGCGTAAAACATGGGGTATTTTACCTTATACTGAACTTTATGGTAATGTAAAGCAATTTACTTACAATAATTCAGGGTATGATACTTTTGTTGATGCTATGTCAGATATTTTTGACCCTGAATCAGCTGCAGGTGGTAACAAACTTGTACTTGCTTCACGTTCAATTATGAACTGGCTAAACAAATTAGGAGGTCAGTCTTTCTTAGGAAATACTATGGCTTCTAACAGTGGTATGAGAGCTAACTTAGACAAGAATGCTGGTATGTTTAATGGCGTTCCTGTTACTACAGTTGACACTATGTACGGAACTTTAAACTTTGTAATGGAACCTCTTCTTAGAGGACCATGGGCTGACCATGCTGTTGCAATTGATTTAAGTAACGTAGCATATCGTCCATTAGTTGGTAACGGTGAGTCTAGAGATACTCAAATCATCACTAACGTACAAAATAATGATGTTGACGGAAGAAAAGACATGATTCTTACAGAAGCAGGTCTTGAGATTTCACTTCCAGAAACTCATGCTGTACTTAAATTTAACCTACCTTAAGGTTAAATAACATAGGGGGAGTTGTAATATACTCCCCCAAAAAATTAAAGGATTATTATGGGTGCAACAAGCGTAAAAAGTAGAATATTAGATTTATTAGCAGAATTAACAATAGACAATACTGCTATTAGTCAAATGGCAACAGATGCTGCAAAAGAAATTATCAATGTATTACCATTAGAAATTTTATGGAGTATGTCTAAAACAGTAGCAGATAATGGTGGTGCTGGAGCATCAATTACATCTGCAAGATTATTAAGTGTTACTAGAGGTGGTTATACTGCTAGAGAAATACCTGCATCTGATAAATCAAGATATGCAAGTGCTAGTGGTTCTATTTATGTTGCAACCAATAAAAGTCCAGTTTACTATAAACAAGCTGGTAAAGTATACGTATTACCTACAGCAGCAGATACTACAACTTGTTTAGTAGAAGTTGTACAATATCCAATTATTGCTTTTAATGATGATTTACAGAATTATGCTGATAGTAGCACTAATATTGGTGGACCAGATGAAATAGAACATCTTATTATTTTAAAGACTGCTATAAAAGCAAGATTAGCAGAATTAAACGAGTATCAAGATGATACTGAAGAACATAATTTAAAAATGGCTGATTTACAGTTATTGCAACGTGAATATGAAGGTGCTTTAGGTACATTTATTGCTGCTTATTCTAAACCTTCACAACAAAGAGAAGAACAATGACACAGCAAGAAATGATTGAAATTATACAACAAGATTTTCCAGAAATTGGAGAAACTCAATTACGTTTAATGTTAAATAGAGCATTAGATAAGTTTGATAGTGAAGTAGAATTAGAAAGAGCTACTGCTACTGTATCTGTTACAGAAGATGACAAAAGACGTTATAGTTTTACAGATTTTACTGGAATTACAAGTAATGATGATGTATTAAGTGTAGATAGAGTTGATTACAATAATAAACAAATTAAAAGATTTTTAGGTCAGATTGAGGAGACAGATATATCATGACACAATATGCAAAAAACTTTGATTGGCCAACAAATGATATTGTATATACTTTAAGAGACTATACACTTATTATTGCAAAATGGGATTATGTTAAAGATAAATTAACTTCTTTAGATAGTACTGAATTATCTGTTGGAGATACAATTCGTATACATTATGCAAAGAAAAGTTCTAGATTTACTACAGATTTAACAGAAACACCTTCATTTCCTTCTGAGTTTCATGAAGCTCCATTATATAGAGTTTTACAGCAGTTACATGCTTCAAGAGGAAATATACAGCAAGCAATGTATTATAAGGCAGAATACAAAGAATGTATTATGATGGCTAAAAAATATAAGAATCGTGGTAAAGATGATTCAAATTATTCAATTAATCAACATAGTTATTAGGAGAGGATATGGCAGCAGCAAAATATAATATAACCATTGAGCAAGGCGTAGACTTTACTTTAGAAGTTACTTTAACTAATTCTAGTGGAGCTGCTATTGATATTACTAGTCATACATTTGAATCTAGAATAAGAAGAAGTCCTGAAACAGATGCAATTCAAAGTGGTGGAAGTCCTATACAATTTACAGCTAATAATTCTGTTAATCCTAGTGGTGGAGAAGTAACATTTAGTTTAACAGATGTTCAAACAGCTGCTTTACCAGGAGATAATTTAATTTATGATATTTTTAGAACAGATACTTCTGGAACAAAATTTAGAGATTTAGAAGGTGAAATAGAGGTAATAGAAAGGGTAACATATTAATGGCTGTTATAATTAGAAAAACAGATAATGATGTAAGGGTTACTAAAAGAGTTAATACAGTTACTGTTAATAAAAATACAGTAGCTAGTCAATTTAGCTCATTTACTGCAGCAGGAGACTCTGGTTCTTCTCAGATTACAAATGGTGAAACATTAACTGTATCTGGTGGAACTGGAATTGATACTTCTGGTTCAGAGAATACAATTTCTGTTGCAGTTGATACTAGCGTTATTGCTACAAAAACATATGTTGATACTCAAGTCAGTACTGTCAACACATTAGAAGAACTAACTGACACGAACATAACTAGTCCAGCAACTGACTCATTACTTCAATATAATGGTTCTCAATGGATAGATGTTACAGAAATAAGTGGTGGAACATTCATATAACAAGGTAGGATAAAATGGCAAACGTATTAAAAATTAATAGAACGGCACCAAGTAGTTATTCAACTCCAGGCAATCCATC